AAGCATAGATGATATAAATATGACAAATATAAAAATTTATTATATAACCTTATTACAAAAAATATTACCTGAAGCGTGGAGAGATATTTACACTTATTTTATTCAAAATAGACAACCAAGAATAACTACTAATGATAGTGTAGATACAAAAGGAAATAAAATATCTAAAATAAAAAGTATTGGTCCAGGTATCTCTTGTTCAACAAGAGAAAATGGTATGCCATTAACAAGAATGACAAGTGAACAAATCGTAGCATCAAATGTAAATGTACATAATACGCCTAGCATTATAGGCACTTCTGCAGGTTATGTTACAACAAAAGATGCATATACTTTAAAAGATGGACCAACTATATTTATTTCAAATGATATTGAAAAAATAGCAAAATTTTGTGTTCAACAAGCAAATATTCCAAATTTTGTTATGGAAGATATCATGAATAAAATTGAATATAATAATGTATTAAATGAAAAAATTAATATTCTTGAAAAAGAATTAGAATTTCAAAAAGAAAAAATAGAAAAAATGAATAATACTTCTACAAATAGTACATCTTCTAAAAGTAAACCTAAACAGGATAGTAAAAAAATAAATAAAATGGTTGTTGACGATGAATCTACTTTACAAAAAGGAGAAATCTCAAAACTTACTAATGAACTTAATTCTATTCGTTCTATGATTAAATCTGCTATATTAAATGATACCTTTATTCCAAATAAAAATCATCATATTAAAAAATGGGCTGAAACTATGAACACTACAAATTCGTTTACAAGTAATATTGATGAACATACTATAAATGATATTATGTTATTACATGGTGTAGATGATATTTGGAAAGTATTATTAATGATGGGTATAGGTGTATTTATTAATCACGAAAATATTAAATACACCGAAATAATGAAAAATCTAGCAGATGATCAAAAATTATATATGATTATTGCTTCAAGTGATTATATATATGGGACAAATTATCAATTTTGTCATGGTTATTTAAGTAAAGATTTAGATTTAACGCAGGAAAAAATCATTCAAGCTATGGGGCGAATTGGAAGAAATAATATTCAACAAACATATACTATGCGTTTTAGAGATGATGCACAAATATTTAAATTATTTACATCAGATACAGATAAACCTGAAATAAAAAATATGAATCTTCTATTTAACAGTAATTAAATTAGTATTTTAATTTATACATATTAAGAAGTAAATTTACACGCTTGAAGATTTAAAATGGCACAAAATTTGATCATTATAAATAAAAAATATTATATTATTTATTATATTATTTATTACATTATTTTTTTTACATTTTAATTTCTTCTAATAATGCTGATATGTGAAAAATTATTTTCCAATTTTTATTTGTGGTATTTATTTTTAATTTATTTTCTTGATTTTTTAGTTTTTTTTGCCTTTTTTGTTTTTCTTAATTTTTTAGTTTTTTTTGCCTTTTTTGTTTTTCTTAATTTTTTACCGCCCAAACTATTTGTATCATTTGATTTAACACTTTTTTTGGGTGTAAAATTTAGTACTGAAGGGGTTAATGGTGGTATTTTATTTATAGAATTATCATCTGATCGGTCGTATTCATTTATTTTGAAATCATTATCTCGTGATTTTTTATAAGGAGTTTGAAATTCATTTGGTAACATTGATGAAATACTGTAAGTTGATTGTTTATCGGCTATTGGAGTATATGATAAATTGTAACCTATTTGAGACATAACTTGATTTTCACTATTTCTGTTTATTGCATATCTCTTTTTTTGTTTGTTTTGTTCAATTGCGTTTGTCCAAAGATATAAATCTTCATCTTCATCTTCTTCTTTGTTATATTTGCGTTTATTGTTCATACATTAACAAAATATTTTATTTGAAACATCAACTAGTTTATAAAAAAAATGTTTAAAATATACAAAATATTTATAAAAATTTAACACAATAAAATTACCACAAACAATAACATATATAAATACAAATACTTATCTAACTAATTATTATATTCTAAAGGTAAATCTTCAACAGTCAAATGTCTATACACTAAATAACTATAATCATGCATTATTTTATATTTTTCTTGTGCAAATATTATATATAGTTTCATTATTTGATTTGCTACAGTTGGTCTACCTTTTATTAACATATGTAATAATATCCGTATCGTATTTTTAAATATTCTTGGGTGCTTAAAATAGTATTCAACATAGTATGAATATGGTAATGCAGTTTTGTTGTAATTTGATGGTATTTGGTTTATTGCGTCTTCTTTAGGTAAAACTGATAATATTGCACTATCTGTTGCAATATAGTATAAGAAATGTGTTAACTTTAAGTATGCAGAATCAATGTGTATTGATAAGCGTTTAGTTAATTGCGGAAATATTGTTTTTTTTAATTTGTATGACATTAATTGGTTTTGTTCATTTATTGTCATAAAATAGTCTCGTATTATGAATATAATATCTTGTGGCATTTGTTGTATTTTTTTCCACAATTTGTTAGACATTTTTTCCTTTTTTCTCTCTTCTTTATCTTCCAAATCATATTTTTTTATTTCTTCATTTTGTTTATAGTCATATATTTTGTTTTGTACCGTTATATATTTATGGTTTAATTTATTGTATTTTTTTTCTATTTTAATTTCTTTTCTCGCAATTTTGTTTTTCTTCTTATGCATATCTTTTACCTTTTTTACTGATTCTAAATACTTTGCTTTGTATAATTTCATTGAATTTTTTGCTTGTTTGTATTCATATTCTGCGGCTTTAAATGAAACCCAGTATTTTTCGGATTCGTCTTGTGCACGTCGTATATCCACATTTTTTACTAAACATTTTTGGTTATATATATTTTGTAAATCATTATGTACAATATTTTTTTTATTATATAAAACTGTTAATTCTTCTTCTAAGTTGGAAATCATTTTTTAAAATATTTAAACTTTAAATACTTGTTGAGTTACATTATTGTTTTAAATTATTTTATTAAAAGTATTTCAATTTTTTTACTTTTATAAATATAATTAATATTTTTATACAATTACATTTTACAAGTTATTACACCCATTGAAGCTTTAAATTTATTTATGTGGATTTTTTTAATATATTATTATTATAATTTGCGATACAATCTAAAATAAGAATATGTGAATATACTGTAGCTGTTTGTGCTAAAATATAATACATATACCAAACATCATTATTTTGCTTATATGCTTTTAATGAAGAATAATAACACCTTATTATAAATGAAATTAAATATATATTTATACTTGTTTCTTTTATAGATCTCAAATAAATTAATCCATCAATAAAAAAAATAATATAAGATGTTCCATACGCGATTATATATATTTGACCTCTTAATGAATAAGTTGCTTTTCTCCAATAATTTATAGAAGATACTAATAAACATAATAATATAAAAAAATGATAATATAATTTATTATAATAAGCATATACAGTTGTAATTGAAAATATTAATGATGACAAAACTAACCATTTAGTTTGATCCCATTCTGCTACATATATTTCTTTTATTTTTGTATTATTAATACTATTTGTATTGTTAATATTGTGTGTATCATAAATTGTATACATTGTGTATATAAATGAAATGTTTGTGTGTAATATATAATTAATTATACCTTTAATATGCTTTAAAATATAATTTATTATGATGCAATTTGTGCAATTGGGACATCTGCAATATTTGCTTCTTCATTTTCTAATTCAATATTATTTATATTTAATATATTAGTGTCATGTCTTGAAGTATTGACAACTCTTATGTAAAATGTAATGTTATAATTTATATTTTCATATTTATCTTTTAATGAAGTATTATAACTTGGACGTAAAGGTGACGCTTGTTCAGGATCGCGACCATTTATATTATAAAAGTGACCTGCTTCAACAATTTCAATTTGATACATTGTATCAATATTAAAATCGTTATATGCTTGATGTTTAATACATTCAATAAAATTTACAATAGTAGTATGTTTATTAAAAGAATATGTATGTCTTTGAGTTGTATATGCTAATTTAAATACAAATGATACTTGACGACTTGTTGTTCTTCTTGCTAGTCTGTTCATTATTAATTATTATAATATAATATAGTTATTTATATAATATTATTGATTAATATTAAAATTTATTTCATTTTTTTTAAAAAAATAATAAAAACATTTTTTATAAAACTAAGTGCAGGGTCGATTCTTTTTGAATATTATAATCTGCCATAGTGCGTTCATCTTCTAATTGTTTTCCTGCAAAAATAAGTCGTTGTTGATCGGGAGGTATTCCTTCTTTATCTTGAATTTTTTGTTTTACACCTGAAATAGTATCAGAAGGCTCAACATCTATTGTTATTGTTTTTCCAGTTAATGTTTTAACAAATATTTGCATTTATACAAAATATATATAAAATATTTTTATATAGTTTTATTACAAAATATATAAAGTAAAAAAATTGAAATGGTTTTATTATTTGTTAATATATTTAATTACTTATTATACGAAGTTATTAATAAAATTGTAATAAATACCAAATGAATTTATTTATATTATCACTTATTCAAAAAGAAATTGCACAATATATGATGGATAAACATGTAAGTAAAATATTGTTAGAAGCTGTTCAAATGCTTTGTTCTGCAAAACGAATATTAGACCCTGAGGATGAAATAAATGAAAGAATATATAAACTTGCACATAAAAATCATCCTGTTACTATTTGGTGTAGAACTTCTCAAGAAAATTTTATATGGGTTTTAGATTTAATTGAAGAACTTCATACAGAATGGAGATTTAGATATGGACACTCAGAAACAAAATTTCATAAAGCATATCTTGTATCTTTAATACTAAGAGAAAATATTCCTAAATATGATAAATTTAATGAAACTGGGCTTACACCATTTGCGCTTGCGATGCCAGTACAATATAAAACGGATGATCCTGTAGAATCATATAGAAATTATTATATGTCAGAAGAAAAACAAAAAATTGCTTCGTGGAAGAAAAAAAGAGAGAAACCTGAATGGTATATATAATATAGTTGACTATATAATTTATAATTATATTTATTTATTATTTTGTATTATATAAATTAAAAATTAAACCTATATTTTATTATATTTTATAAATAAAATATATTTATATTTTGTTGTTTTACTTATTTTTTTTCATAAAAAAATGGGATTACTCATTCCTCTTATGAGGGTTGAGTTTTACAACACTTAACGGCAACCCATATTTTTTTTATTTTTTTTATTTTTTATTTTATTTATTTTTTATTTTTATTATTTTTATTATTTTTATTATTTTTATTATTTTTATTATTTTTATTATTTTTATTATTTTTATTATTTTTATTATTTTTATTATTTTTATTATTTTTTTAATTGATTATTAAAATA